GAACCCGTAATACTAGTGGAACTCCGTATATAACCGGAGAACCAATCCAGTAGCTGATTCCAATCAGCCTTCTCTGAGTAGACTTTTCTACCTTCGAGCTGGAAGCCTCGCACTACATAGGTATGCAACCAATTATCCCACTTTAGGGAAGGTTCGTTGCGTATCAAGTAACCTATGTCGCGATCTACATACTCACATATGCCGCCTGCGTTAATATCATTTGTCAAAGACATTTGATGATGCTGGCGGACAATGAAGTATAGCTTAGTAGCTGTCTCCTCGTATCCTTTAACGCGAAACCGCTTTGCGGTATCGCATAGGGACACGAGGTTGTCTATGAGACTGACGTCATGTTTCTTCAACCTTACCGGGGTCACGTCCACGCCTTTGTAGGCGTCTATTCCACATGATTCTCGAAAGAATCCTCTGTGAAAGCACTTATTTGCGTTCGGCACCAAGCCGAAGCGAACCAATGCTTGGATTGCCCCCTTGTAGTAGATCGTTGGAACAATTATATCGTCTCCGAAGACATATACGTCATCACAGTTAACACCGTAATAACAGGATATGCCAGCGCGAACCACCGCCCAGAAGACTAGGCTTTGCACGGGGAAGACAGTTGCATTCCCCATAGGTGCATACTTCTGTAGCTCCAACCTCGTCTTATCAGGCATTTCAACATACTCCGCCCTACAGCTGTCAAACCATTTGTAATGACTACCGAAGAGGTAGCGAACAACAGGTAAGGACAGTCGGTCACTCGCTTCTTTTAGATCAATCGTCGCAAACTTTTGCGATCGAGAAGAGTCTAATGCGAGTCTGCCGTTTATTGACTGGTCCGTGAAGTTAATCTTCCCGGATGTCAGGCGGTTTTGGTTGATAGCCTGCTCAAGTTTAACCCTTAAACCTTGCTGAATCCAAACGGCCTCGGCGGGATGAACGCATATTAAACGCGGTCCTCTCGAGTCCTTAGGAACTGCAATAAGCTTAGCGGTGACAGCACCGCCTACTTTTAGTGAAGGCAACGCCTCTGATACTTTCAAGCCGCAATCGGCGATGAAGAAGTTTTCATAGAACGGATAGCACTTCTCTATGGCAGGGTAAACAGTAGTCCACAGCGTCCTTTCGATGGGATCCCGAGGCGGATAAACCGCCCCGGGCCCATGCCTAGGTGTGATACTACTAAAATCAGTTCCCGCTATAACGCGGGAGACTAATTTGCGAGCGTCGTTAACAAGTCCGGGTCCAGTATGTAGGAGGCCAAAGTGGCCGCTATATACCAAGCAGGACTGATCGACTTCAATATATTCAGCACAGGCTGAACGTATTTGTTTTTCATCTGGTGGTTCCTCGGTTTTGTAGCCGAACAGAAGCAGTTGCCGCAGGTATCTTAGCATAAGGGGGTCTCGAGTTGAGATCCACTTCTCCCATAATGGCGTAAGCCACAACGGGGGTGCACATTGAGTGCCAGCTTCGATTTCCTGTAGTATCTGCTTATCTAACTTGGGCCCGTCTATACGGATCCACTCCATATCCAACTCTAGGGGAGCGCGCAAGCGCACTCCCGCTAATTGAG